AAAATCTCGGACGAAGAATACTTCGCCAACCGAGAACAATACCGACAACAACTGGGGCTTCGCAAACCGCGTAGCTTCTAATACCGCGAACGCGGGTCTACCACCGGTCAGCCGGGTAACGTCAACTTTAACTTCTTTACTTTGAGAGATACTATGACTCACATGTTCCTGGCCGTTGCTTCGGCTCAATTGATTGCTCGTGCGAATGATAACGTGGCGCTGATCCCCGAAGTGTGGAGCCGTGAAGCGCTCGCCACTTTGATGAGCAACACCATCATGGCACAACTGGTTCACCGCGACTTTTCGAATCTGGTTGCAGATTACGGCGACGTAGTCAACACCAGCCGACCCGCTGACTTCGCTGGGAAGCGCAAGACGGACGCGGACAACGTCATCACGCAGGACGCTGTTTCCCCAAACATCGCTGTGCCTTTGGACCAACACTTCCACGTATCCTACGTCATCAAGGATGGGGAAATGTCGAAGGCATTGCCCGACTTGCTGGAGCGCTACATGGAGCCTGCCGCACGAGAGTTGGCAGAAAAGGTTGACCAAGTCCTGGCCGGTCAAGTCGCTCGCCTGTTGGTAAACCAAGTTGGCGAAGCAAACAGCATCACCTCGTTGAATGTTGACGACGTCATCCTGGACGCTGACCAGAAGCTGAACGACAACCGAGCACCCAAGGGCGGGCGCTACTTGCTTATGTCCAGCCGCTTCAATCGTGCAGCCCTGGGCGCAGAGATTGTTGTCGAAGCCGACAAGCGCGGTGACCAAGGTACCGCTCTGCGAGAAGCTAGCGTTGGTCGCATCTATGGCTTTGATAGCTTCATGGATCAGAACGTCCCTCACGTCTCCATCGACAGTGCAGAAGTTGCGCCTGGTGTTACCGACGCAGCGGAAGTAGTTGGCTCAACGGTAATCGAAGCCACGAACGCGATTGCAAACGTGACGAATGCTGGTGGGGAATACATCACCATCGCTGGTTCGCCTTATCTGCACCGCATCGCTTCGGCAACCGCCGACACTGCGGCCTCTGACATTACCCTGACCGAAGGTTTGGTTGGTGCGGCTGCGTCCGGTGCAGCGGTTACCGTCTACATGGCTTGCGACGTCAAGGGAGCCCTTCCTGTCAATTACGCGAAGGAAGTTATCGTTGATGGTTTCGCCGCCAACAAGGGACCACAAGTTGGCCAGTTGATCACGTTCGGTGTCGCTGGTGCTAGCCACACTTACACTGTGATCTCTGTCACCAAGACCACCACGACCGAGTACGCTATCCTGTTGGATCGCCCGCTCAGTTCGGCCCTGACTGACAACCAACTGGCCTTCCCCGGCCCTGCTGGGAGCCGAAACTTGGCCTTCTCGCGCGATGCGATTGCTTTGGTCAGCCGACCACTGTCTCCCGTCCCCGCCGGAATGGGTGCAAGCTCCGCAGTTGCCAGCTTCGACGGATTGTCGATGCGAGTTGTCATGCAGTACGATGCACTGGCACAAGGTATGCGAGTTACCTTCGATATGTTGCTTGGGACTGCAATCCTTGACGCCCGCCTTGCGGTTGCCGTCAACGGTTAATTCTAGTCAATAGTGGGTACAGCCCTCCGGGGCTGTATCCTATTTCGCACGCCAAGGCAAACGGTGGCCATGCTGCCTCTTAGCAGTGATTATGGGGTTCGACTCCCTGGGTGTGCGCTTAAAGGAATAATAGATGGATGCGTTCAACCTTGTCGATATACTAACCGAGGTTGGCCCTTACTGTGCCATTCTCTTGTTCTTTATTTGGCGAGACTACCGGCGAGAAGATCGGTTGGAAGACCGAATTGATAAGCTTAACGAGTTCGTGCGTGAGGAGTTAATGGTAGCTCTGAAACGGAACAATGACATACTTGACTCGTGGTTAAGACCTTGAACGCAAACCTAGCCAGAACCCTCCGGAGAACCTTCTACTCGTTGACCAGACGGTACGGACAACCGGGCACGCTAGTCAAGAGAGCTGGAACGGATGTAGATTTCGCTACTGGCAACTTCACTCAGACTACCGTAATTCATCAAATTAGGAACTTAGTCAAGCTGCCTAGTAGCACTGCTAGGCAGATAATCTATACACCCTCCATGATGCGGTCGATGAGACAGTTCGCGTGGCAGGGTGGGCAAGGTACTGACACCGAAGAAACTATCTTCATGATCCAGATCGAAGACGTTCGTGGGTGGGGTAAGATAGAGTCCAGTCAGTGGATTCACTGCCAGCAGAAAAACTATGAGGTGGTCGGTGCGGATGAGTACCCCGGTGGGTGGATCATCGCAGCAAAGCGAGTAGAGGGCCCCGGAGACGCACTAGAGCTGACACTATCCGATACCGGTATTGTTACCCAGGGAGCCAGCAGTGACACAGTATAACCCCAACCTGGTAAGACACCTGCACAGTTCGCTGGCCCTCATTATAAAACCTGTAGTCGAGGAGTTCCCGGCGTACAAGTTCTATGTAGAGGGTGTAAATCAAGAGATCGCTTCCGCCTTCAGTACAAACTCCGTCCTACTAAGAATCAACGGCCCAGGATATTACCCAGGGGCCGGACAGGACTTGTACCGACTGGAAGTGTTCCTTATGGTTACTGAGCTACCGAGGACGACTAAGGCGACCTACAGCCTGTTCAACGTGTCCGGTAGGCTAGCTCAAGTGTTGGCTGGTGCTCTACCGATCAACAAGTGGGGAGAGGACGACTCTCTCATAGGGTGTCTGTCTCCGGACAGAGTGTCTAAGAGTTGGTTGTCCACCAACATTTACGGCATCATTGAGAAAGACACGCAGATACGCCAAGTGTCTGTAATTGGCAAATACGAATTGACCCTCTAATAGTTTACCCCTTAGATAAAGAGACAGCCTAATGGCCCGCATCGAACTTCGAAATACTAATATCTACCTGCAAGATGGACTTGCTGGTACCGCCGCAGTCAATGACGCCTCTGGCGTTGCCATTTCCGACTTGAATGCGGATATTGACACGGTCGCGTTGAACACCACGATCACCACGGTCGTCCCCGTTGGCGCTAGGTTTACCCTCGCGGGCAACCCGCAAGTTTACACCGTCACTGGACGCACACCGTCGGACGGCTCTGGACCTGTTACCAACATTGTCTTCACCCCCGCCGCTGTCTCGGCACTGGTCGATGACGGAGTTATCACCTTCTTGCCGCAGCGCTTGGAGATCAAGGTTGGAGAGGGCGACTTGAGCTGGAGCGAGTCGCGTGAGTTCATCTATGACTTGGACCGCAGCCGACTTGATACCGTGCGACAAGGAGACGATCAGCCTATTTCGGTTGATATGGCCTTTACGTTCGAGTATGTCACGTCGCAGTCCGGACGACCAGTCACCCCCGTTGAAGCACTCAAGAAAATTGGTGTCGCTTCGGAGTGGGTCAACAGTGCAACCGACCCCTGCGAACCTTACGCGGTTGACGTCTACGTCCGCCACTGCATCCCTTGCGGTACCGACCAAGACCAGGATTTCCTGATGCCCGACTTCCGCTACGAATCGCTTGAGTATTCGGTTGCCGATGCTTCGATTTCGGTTTCTGGCCAATGCAACGCAACGAGTATCACCTCGACGCGCGCTGACCTCTGTTAATTAGTTGCTGCCCTCTTGTGAGGGCAGCGTTTTCTTGTGTTTCATTTCCCGGTGGAGGGGATTATGAGAATTGGTGGTAAAGAAGTTTCTGGTGTGTGCGAGGAAGTCCTTGTGCTACCACGTCCTATGGGTGAGGATATTGTCATCATCGCCCGCGCGTGTGGTGACATGCAGCATTTTGATGACGTGTGTCCACGCCCAAAGGCACCACAACGGATTGTAAAAGGTGGCGCGGTAGATGATGCCAACGCCCCCTCACACTTGGAAGCCTTGGAAAGCTGGGGTGAGCGACGTTTCGCCTATATTTGCATCACAAGCCTTGCACCCTCAAACATTGAGTGGGACCAGGTCAAGATGGATAAGCCTTCGTCCTGGCCCAAGTGGCAGGAGGAACTTCAGTCGGCTGGCTTCAGCTCGGCAGAAGTAAATCGCACGCTGCAGTGCATTCTATCTGCAAACAGCTTGGACGAATCTAAGCTGAAGGCAGCCCGAGAATCTTTTCTACTTGGTCAGGCGGCGGCTCGGCTCGAATCCTCTGGCCAAGATATCGTACAGCCGAGTACGCCATCTGGTCCGCTTGTGAACGACTCGGAGTAAGACCACCAAAGGTCAAATCAGCCTGGGATGATTGCGATGTAATCACCCAGGCAATGATTTTAGCCTACTCACAGATTAGAGGTCATGATGAAGTTCCGGATGGGTCTAAGACGAATGAGGTTCGATCCAAGGCTGTACCTAAGCGATCTCGATAATCGCGTCAAAGAAGCCGTGGCGGAGTCTGCGCGCATCTGGCTAAACTCTGCACTGGAGAGAATACCTACTTGGTCCGGGGCATCTAGAGCTACATTTGAAAATCTCGCTAGTGCTATTGGCGAGTCTGTACCAATATCTCTTGCCCAGGACGCCCCCGACCGCATTGCCTTAGGCAGGCTGAACAGTCGTGGAGGGTTAGAGCGTACTAGGGCAGGAGCATGGAACTTCTACTATGAAACCTCCTTGCGTTATCTCATTGACAACGATCAACGAAACGT